TGGTTTGATAGCTATCCTACCTATCCCAAGCAGATCCACACCCTGCAGCCTTACCCCACCAAGGGTGAAGCTGAAGCCATCACCTTTGCCTGATGAGCGCGCGCAAGACCTGGGTGGCTGAAGTGATGCTGCCCAATGACAAAAGCAAAAGCCCCTGCTACTACTTCCACTGTGTCCAGGATAGCCCACCCTGGCCAGCTGGTAAGCCTTACCTATATACAGGCCGTGGCTTTGTCACCACTGACAATCCTGCCACAGCCATCCTTCTACAGCAGCTGCTCAATGATGGCACTCTGACAGTCAAACCCTTTAACCCTGATATCAATGACCTACCAAAACAATAACAGCCCCCGCCCAAAACTCACAGCCATCAGCTCACCAGGTGAATATCTGGTGAAGGTCTGCAAGATCCGTGATGAGGATGTGAGCTTCACCCAGAAGAATGATGCCAAGGTAAAGGTGCTGCTCACCACTAAGGACAGCACTAAGGTCAATGATACCTTCTTTGGTAGCACAGATGGCGCACTCAAGCGCGCTGCTGCCTTTGTGGGCACTGCCACAGGGAAGAAGGTGGGCTTGCCTGGTAAATCCCAGGATGAGCTGCGTGCCTTCCTCAGCCAAGCTGAAGGCTGTATGCTGAAGGTGACAGTGGTGCAGGAAGAAGTGACCTTCAGCAGTGGTGAGCAGAAGCTGATCTGCAAGGTGACGAAATTCCACCCTTTTGTGAACCAGGTAGATCCTACAGCTGAACCAGGCTTCTAACTCCAACAGGTTGACAGGCTGCACCCCCACAGCAGCCTGCCTTCCTCTACATCCCACCTATGACAAACCACAAACCACAGCTTCCCCCTTGTGATCTGGATGCTGAAAGGTGTGTGCTGGCTTCCATCCTAGTGGATGGTGATGCCCTGCGCCCATCCTTCAAAGCCTGCAGTGATGCCAACCTGGATGCCAAAGCTTTCCTTGAGCCAAAGCATCAGACCATCTACCAGGCTTGCCAGCAGCTCATCACCCAGGGCATCAGCCCAGATGAGCTTACCCTGTCCAATCAGCTGCGCAGCACCCTCACCCTGGATCAAGCTGGTGGCCTGCACTACATCAATGAGCTGACCAGCTCCATCTTTGCCCCATCAGCCAATCTGAGGCAGGCCATCATCATCCTGCAGGAGAAGCACCAGGCGCGCCAGCTCATCAATCTGGCCAGGGATATCAGTGCCAAGGCACAGTCAGGAGCTTTCAAACCAGATGAGCTGATGCAAAGCCTGATGGCTCAGGCCAAGGATATTAGCACCACCAGCAGCCAGGATAGCACCACAGTGCAGATGCCCCTGGCTGATCTGTATAATATCGATAGGCACAATGATCCCAATAATCTCCTGGGCAACAGATGGATCTGCAAAGGTGGCAGCTTACTATTCAGTGCCCAGGCTGGCTGTGGCAAATCCACCCTGGCCACACAGATGATTGTCAGCTGGGCACTTGGCCGTGACCTTTGGCACATCAAGCCTGTGCGCCCACTAAGGATTGTGCTGCTGCAATCAGAAAATGATTTGGCTGACCTGGCTGAGCAATGGCAGGATGTTACATCCTCAATGTCACTCAGCAGATCTGACCTGGATACCCTGGCCGAGAATGTCAGCATATACAGGGAAGCCATCAAGACAGGTGATGCCTTTGGCCTGCTCATTGAGGATCTGGTGAAGAAGCACAGGGCTGATCTTCTGATCATTGATCCTCTCCTGGGGTTCGCAGCAGGGGATGTATCTAAGCAGGAATATTGCAGCCATTTCCTGCGCCACATCCTTCAGCCCTGCTTGATGCGCACAGGCTGCGCGCTCATAGCCATCCACCACCAAAACAAGCCACCAAAGAAATCTGAAGGCAAGACCAGCAGCACCTATGATTTCAGTGGCAGTAGTGAGCTGGCAAATTGGTTCAGAGCCACGGCCATCCTGCGCAGGGAAGATGATGAGCTGCCTCACTTCATTTTCAAGCTGGGCAAGAGAGGGAGCAGGGCAGGGATGAGAGATCTCCAGGGCTTCTTCACTGAAAGCCTGCGAGTGCGACACAGTAAGATCAGGGGACAGATCAAGTGGGAGATAAACAACGCGCCACCCCCGCAAGACAATGATGTGTAATCTGCCTGCACCTTTCTGCCCTGGCCTAAGCACCCTGGGCAGTGCCTGGCACAGACCTATTACCCTAAAGGGTAATATAAAGGCATTACCCCTTTGGGGCTTTTACGCTGCGCTAGCCCCTAGGGGATGCTGCCTTTATTCCTCCCCTGCCCCCTCATTGGATGAATAAGCCTAAAATGAAAGCCCTGGCACTGCTGCAGCATTGGAAAAGGCTGTGGAAGGATAGCCCTGAGCTGATGAAGGCCAATCTGGATGCCCTCATTGCCTCCAGAAAGGCTTTGAAGGTAAGAAAGGCTAAAGTGGTCAGCCAAGTTATCCAAAGGCTTCCTAAGACCTTCCAGGCATCCCAAAGCAAGCAGCTGATGAGTGAGGCACTCCTGGCTGAAGGTCTGATGCCAGATCCACCCAGGCTTAAAAGGCTGCGCGTCCAGGCTGTCCGCTATGGCCTGCTGTCCTATGATGCGCGCAGAAATGCCTGGATTGTAGTGGCTAAGGGCTAATTTCTGACCTAATAACCCCAATATAAACAAAAAATCTGCTTATCCTATGGCTTCCAATCCCCAAAAGAGGCGAGTGCAGCAGCAATTACAGCAGCTGAGAGATGGCAGGCCAGAGGAAGCTGTGTTTGATGCCTGGTTTGATAGCTTACCCTTGGAGCAGCAGAAGGAGCTAAGAAGCCAGATGCCCCCGATCATCCCCTATCGAGAGATGCCAATGCCAAGGCACAGCTTCCTGGTCTATGACAATGATACAAAATTTGCATCAGCAGATCCCAGGCACAAAGATGAGCCAGCTGAGTTTGATGGGTGGGTGACTAGGGAGCGCGTGGGTGAGATCATCAGTGATGTGCTGGCAATGATGGGCGCATCATCAGATAAAAATGTTCAAACTCATTTCGATATGGTGAAAATAATCCTGCAGACAAGTGATGCCCCTACACAAAACGATCTTGCAAGAAGGCTTGGCCTTACCAAGCAGGCCATTTCAGTGCGAGTGCTGAAGCTTGCAGCCCACGCTGGCCAGATCGCACCAGGATTGCTTTCCAGGATGAGACAATCCCAGGCTGCAGCTGATGATAATAATCTAAATGATTTTTCTGATGGTTATATGACCAAAGGGGTGCATAAGAAATCTATTAATCCCCCCCCTGTGAGGCGTGGGGCATCCACCACCGCCAAAAAACACGGGTTTTCATCAAAAGGCGGTCAGGAAACGCACCAGGCTTAAATCAGCCAATCATTTACCATCAATATTATGACGCAAAGGGAATTGGCCAAGCAGCTTGATCTATCAATTGGCTATGTCAGCAAGCTGTGCCAGGAAGGGATGCCCAAGGATCTGGTGCAGGCCAGGGATTGGCTGAAGGCGCGCAAGGCAGGCAGGCTGCGTAAGCTACCAGCCCCACCACCCAAGCCAGCTGCTGCTCAGCTCAGCCCTGTTCAGCTGCAGGCAGTGACAGCCCTGGCCAATGGCTCACTTGATTATGCCCTGGCTCAGCACATCCTCATCATTGATCTGGCGCGTGATGCACTGATGGCAGCAATATCTGGAAACGATCCTGCCCAGGCCAAGCTGCAGACAGCATACAATGGCAGCTTGAAGGGGCTGGTGTTTCTACAGGATAAGGAGAAGGCCAGGGCAGTGGAAGCCAGGGAGCTGATCAAGCTGAGTGAAGCCCAAGCCTTCATTGCCAAGTGGACGGCCAAGGTGGTGCAGAAGCTAGACAAGCTTCCCCTTGAATGTGCTGAGGGATGCAATCCTGACAGACCTGAAACGGCCATTAAATCCCTTACCAAGTGGGCAATTGAAGTGCGCAGTGATCTGGCAAAGGAAACCCTATGACCAGCCAGGAAGCCAGGCTGCTGGCCACAGCACAGGATACCATCAGGCCAAGCTTCACAGGTGATGTGGTGCAGTGGGTGGAAGATAATGTGAATGATGTGCCTGACTCAATGATAAGGGGAAAGCTCAGCCTGAAGCGCACACCCTGGCTGGCTGAGGCACTGCGCATCCTCACTGATCCTGAGACAAAGCTGGGTGTGGTGATAGCTGCAACGCAGTCAGGCAAATCCCTGCTGCAAAGATTGTATGCGCTGTGGCAGATTGTAAATGCCCCCGCACCTTTTATGATGCTGCAGCCCACAGATCCAGAAGCCAAAGATTTCTTCATCAGGTATGTGCGCCCACTGATTAATCAATGCCCACCAGCCAAGGCACTCCTGTCTGATGGGGATAATGATAAAAGCACAGTGGCCGATTTCACCAATGGTGTAACCCTGTATTGCAGGGGTGCTTGGAATGAGGGAAATCTGCAACGCCTTTCCCTGCGCACAGTGATTATGGATGAAGCCTGGATGTATCCCAGGGGGCATATCCTGGAAGCTTCAGCGCGCACCCAGGCTTTCAGCTGGATGGGTAGGGTGCTGGCCTTTGGCCAGGCTGGTAATAAGGGTGATGAATTCCACAGCTTGTATGACAGCACTGATCAAAGGGTGTGGCACTTTGCCTGCCCCAGCTGCAGCAAGCTTCAGCCCTGGCTGTGGGAGTTTATTCGCTTCCCTGAAGAAGCTAAGGTGGGTGGTATGTGGGATACCAAGCTGGTGGAAGTGGGCACTACATATGAATGCGCGCACTGCCAGGTCAGGCTGAAGGATACCCCAGGGGTAAGGGCTGAAGCCAATAACCCTGAAAGGGGTGCAGGCTTCAAGGCCACCAGCACAGGCAGTAGCTGGGGCAATGTTGGCCTGCATTGGAATTGCCTGATTAATTCATCCTGGGGCAAGGAAGCTGTGAGAATGCTCAAGGCCAAAGAGAGTGCAGACCTGTATGGGGATGAGTCTGGGCGCAGGGTGTGGAAGCAAAAGAGATTGGCACTGCCCTGGTCAGAAGATGGTGGCGAGATTGCAAGCCAGGCCAAGGCTGGTGATTATTCCCTGGGTGATGATTGGGATATGGAAGCCAAGATCACACCTGAAGCCAGGGTGGTGGATATCCACAGCAGCAATATCCCTGATGGCTCAGTGCCCTTCCGCACCCTTTCCATAGATGTGCAGCGGGGCTTCTTCTGGGCTGAGGTAAGGAGCTGGAGCAAGACAGGCCACAGCAGGCTGCGCTGGTTTGGCAAGGTGGACACCTGGCAACAGCTTGATGATCTGGCTAAACTCCACCAGGTAAACAAAGCCCTGGCTGGTGTTGACTCAGGAGATCAGACGCAAGAGGTCTATGCCCAATGTGCAGCCAGGGGATGGAAGGCACTGAGAGGAAGTGGCCAGGCTGATTTCACTGTGCAGGATATGGGCACTAAAACCACCAAACGATTTTATTCCGACAAGCAGCTGATCTTTGTGCCAGGCCAGGCGCGCAGATGTGAAATGATTGTGTGGAGCAATCTGGCCACTAAGGATCTCCTGGCTGGATTGCAGAAACGCAGGCTGCATACCTATGCAAGAAATGTGCCTGATGATTATGTGGCACAGCTCACAGCTGAAGTGAGGGTGAAGGATAGCAGATCAGGCAAAGCCCATTGGATTATGCCAGCTGGAAAGACAGCAGGCAATCACGCCTGGGATTGTGCCTGTATGGGTGTGATCCTGGCTGTGCGCTGGGGCATCATTGGCAGGGATGTGTCTGAAGAAGAAAGGCCAGGCGCGCAGCCTGAAGGTGGATTGACACAGGCCACTGATGGGGCAGGATAAGGCAAGTGCTTGCTGGTCTGTGCAAAGCAATCGGGTGGGATCATTGTAATGTGGGGCAGGCCAGCAAGCACCCCCATTGACCTTTGGTGCAATTTCAAATGGCTTC